TTATTGCAATTGGTATCTGGAGTAACAGAGAACTCAAAAAAAGAGAGCGTCAGGAACTAAATAAAAACTCAGAGTCAGACGAAGTATGAACTTTACGGTTTATTCCAAGGACGGATGCCCTTTTTGCACCAAAATTACCGAAGTCTTAAAATTAGCAAATTTTAAGTTTGTCGAGTATAAATTAGATGAGCATTTTGACAGATTCGGGTTTTATGAAGAGTTTGGTGGAGGTGCAACCTTTCCACAAGTGCTTTTAAATAACAAAAAGTTAGGAGGATGCACTGAAACTGTTAAATACCTCAAAGAGCATAATATGGTCTAATGGAGAAAGAAGACGTACTTATTGACATTGTAGAAAACGCTGTCAATGATGCAATGTTTGCACATAAACATAATTTCAAAATGTACGAGTATTTGATTCATAACAACCTAACAAAACGTGAAATAGTAGATTTCCTTGAATGTGGAACTGCCAAGAACATTAGAATAACCTTAGATGACCTTGACCTCGTAATCGAGGGGGGTCATTCCTTTATTCGGGAAGCATACCCGAATTGGACGAAATCTGAAGCGAGAAAGATCAGAAAATACCTATACAAAATTCTTAGTGATGCAGAAAAGTACAAAGATAAAAAGTCCCGAAGAGTTCGCTCTAAATAGGGGTATAGAGATTATGTTACCGAGAAGGAGGGCGGTACGACCAAGCAACATTGATCGTACCTTTCGTTTGCTAGATCGTTTGGTACGTATTAGAATAGACATACGTAAGGAGGAAGACGATGGAAACTAGTGTAATACTATTCTTTTCTGGGATAGGCATATTCTTAGCTCTCTTATTAGGAGGGGTCATAGGGTGGCAATATCACGAGGCTGTGGCGAAACATACATATAAGAGACAACTAGACAATTTACATCCTGAGTTCCTCGATAGCGGTGGATCTTATGTAAATGAAGAACTTCTCGCTGTCAGATTCGCAGATCCTGATGATCTACTTGACGACGACGATGAAGTATGATACAATACTAAAAAAGTGACTTGAAATGGCACCAAGAAAATTACCAAGTGATGCACTTATAACAGAAATCCTTCAAAAGGTTTCCTCAGCGAAAACTAAGAAGGAAAAGGTAGATTTACTCCAAGAGTATAATCAAGATGCCTTACGTGCAATCTTAATCATCAATTTTGATGAATCATTAAAATTCCTTCTACCAGAAGGAGAAGTACCTTTTACACCAAATGATGCACCTGCAGGTACAGAGCATACTCGTCTAACACACGAGCATCGTGGACTATACAGGTTCTTCAAAGGTGGAGACAGTTCTATTAAAGGTATGAAGAGAGAACAACTCTTTGTACAGTTATTAGAAGGACTTCATGAAGACGAAGCAAACATGCTAGTATCTGCCTGTAACAAGGACTTACAAGCAAAGTATAGAATTACTAAGCAAGTGGTATCTGAAGCATTCCCTTCAATTGAATGGGGAAACAGAGGATGATCTGGGAAAGTAATGAAGAGGTGGCACAGGTAAAAGACAAATATACTGTGACCATCTTACATACTGCATGTGAGAGATCTGCTGCTAATAATAAAAAACTTCCAACCAATGCTTGTATAGTTCATTATTTGGCAATGGCAAAGGGGGAAGAACACTACTCTGACCACTATGATATAGTGATGGGTAGTAAGGTAAACATTTTCGATTGTTACTATGACAAACTCGGATCAAAACATCTCAAAGCCATCGGATTCTGCGGAGGAACAATTTCTCCAGGAAATTTCGATACCAAAGCATATCTCGCAGCAAGCAAATGATCTCTTCAAAAAGAAGAGTGAAAACCCACAGGACTTTCTCTTTGAATCACCTCCTGAGGGTAAAGACATTGACGAACTAGCAGACGAATTATTTGATGCCCTATATGATCACACAAATAAATAGCGATATAGAACTATTGGATCTTTTAAAAGAGAGCGAACGCACTGGGGAAACTCAGACAATGCGTTCATTTCTGCTCTTTTGGAATCAATATCCAATACGGTCTTCATACGTTATAAACGAATGGATAGGATTCAAAGTCCATCATGAAAGACAAAAAAGCAGCAAAAAAATTAATAAAAAGAGCTAAATTACATCCCGACTGGTATACTAAGCAAGAAGCGTGGTATGCTAAAATGATTAAAAATGAAAGTAAAATTGATAAGCGTAACTCCAGACGCAGAAAAAACGATGGGGTACGTAGCGAGAGTGAGCAACCCAAAGAACCAAAACAATCCAACCGTGGATGGTTTGTTGGCATATTGCATAAAGCATGGTCATTGGTCGGTCTTCGAGCAAGCACACATGACACTGGAGATCGAGACCACTAGAGGTCTTGGTGCACAGATTCTACGACATCGTAGTTTCACGTTTCAAGAGTTTAGTCAAAGATATGCTGACACTAATCTGTTAGCAGAAGAGATCCCTGTACCTGATCTCAGGCATCAGGACACCAAGAATAGGCAGAATAGTACTGATGACGTACCGAAGAACAAAAAAGCAGATCTCCAATACAAGATTGCTGAACATTTTGTTGAAGCGATGGATCTATACAACGAACTCCTCGCTTCGGGTATTGCGAAGGAGTGTGCGAGATTTGTTCTCCCGTTAGCAACACCTACGAGATTATACATGACAGGTAGTGTTCGGTCATGGATTCACTATATAGATTTAAGAAGTGCCCATGGAACACAAAAAGAACATATGGACTTAGTACACGAGGTAAGGCAGATTTTTAAACAGCAGTTTCCTATCTGTAGTAAAGCATTAAACTGGGAGTACAGATAATGCCATTATATCCAGTAAAGAATTACACCACAGGTGAAGAGAAAGAATTGAATCTTACTATTGCAGCATATGAGAAGTGGAGAGAAGAGAATCCAGAATGGGAAAAGAATTGGCAAGGAGGAGTCATGTCTGCTATCAGTGAAGTTGGTGACTATCAAAACAAACTTCCACAAGGTTTCAAAGATCGTCTGAACAACGTCAAGAAACACCATCCCTATGCTAAATTCGACGCACTTAAGTAATGCCAGTTAAAAGTAAGAAGCAACCAACACTTGTTGGATTAACTACGAGACAAATGAAACGTAAACCAATAGGAGCAGAACATTTACTAGACATCAAACCTCTAACTCCATCACAGGAGAAGGTGTTTGATGCTTGGGATAAACAGAAAAACATGTTTCTATTTGGATGTGCAGGTACTGGTAAATCATTCGTTACCATGTATCTTGCACTTCGTGATATACTAGATGAGAAGACACCTTATAATAAACTATATGTTGTGAGGTCTCTAGTACCCACTAGAGAGATTGGTTTCCTACCAGGCGACCATGAGGATAAAGCAAACCTCTATCAGATACCATATAAGAACATGGTTAGGTTCATGTTTGAGATGCCTGATGATCCATCATTTGAAATGCTTTATGCTAACCTAAAGGCACAGGACACAGTATCGTTCTGGTCTACAAGTTTCATTCGTGGAACTACCATAGATAACAGTATAGTTCTAGTGGATGAATCAGAGAACTTAAACTTCCACGAACTAGACTCCATCATCACACGTCTTGGAGTTAATAGTAGAATTATATTTGCAGGTGACGCTGCACAAACTGACTTGACCAAAGCCCATGAGAAAACTGGTATCATGGACTTCAAGAAGATTATTGATGACATGGATGAATTCGAGAGTATTGAATTTGGTATTGATGACATTGTTAGATCTGGTCTAGTCAAATCGTATTTGATTAGCAAGATGAACCTTGGACTTTAAACACTTAGACATACATAACTTTCCAGAGTTAAAAGCAACAACAACTAAACAGGGTAGGAGGTATCTCGTTAATGGTACGTCCTACCCTTCTGTTACAACTGTGATAGGACATTCTAAAAAGAAGTCCATCATGGAGTGGAGGAATAGAGTTGGTGAAGAGGAAGCAAATAAAATTACAAAACGTGCTACAACTCGTGGGAACAAGTGTCATAAGTTAGCAGAGTTATACATCAAGAATCAAGATATAAGCAAATACAAGGATGATCCACTATCAATGGGGTTATTTTACCAAATCAAACCACATATAGATAGTATCAACAATATACATGCAATTGAAGCACCCCTATCAAGTCAGGTGTTGAAGTTGGCAGGTCGAGTGGATTGTATTGCGGAGTATAAAGGAGAACTTGCAATTATAGATTTCAAAACCAGTACAAAGGAGAAACGTGAAGAATGGATACACGACTACTTTGCACAAGAGACAGCTTATGCTATAATGTTTCAAGAGCTAACTGGATTACAAGTTAAGAAGTTAGTGACCATTATAGCCTGCGAAACAGGCTCCCCTCAAGTTTTTGAAATTTATGACAAGTTTAAGTATGCTCGCAAACTTAAAGAGTACATCGACACCTACAAACAAGCATATGGCGAGTGGTAAGATAGATGAAGTCTTTGAAGAGAATTTTATGACTGCTGCAAAGTTTTCAGTAGAAATAGAAAAGATAGTAAAAGATTCAAACCTCAACTACATTGAAGCAGTAGTTCAATTTTGCGAAGATCAGAAGATAGAATTAGATGGAGTTAATAAGTTAATCTCCAAACCATTAAAAGAGAAATTAAAGTTTGAGGCACAACGCTTAAATTTTATGAAACGTACCTCAAGAGGTCTGTTGAAACTGTGACAGGTTTTGAAGTTTACAAGATGTATCTTGCTCTGAAACTTCATTTTACTTCCGACACTTATGATTATTTCCAATACGGTGGAAATGCTAAGGCATCACAGGTCTCTTTTGACCAAAGAAAAGATAAGTTCTTTTTTGTCAAACTCTCAAGGAAGTTCAAGGACTTCGAGCTACGCGAATTTTTTGTAGCTAACCTAACCGCAGAGGATAAGGTATATCCTGCTACATTGGTCAGAGAAGGTGCCAAGAATTATGCTGAGTATACCAAACGCAAAGAATCTCTGAGTTATCACTTCAAAGAGGATGTGGCAACACTCCATGACACTCATAATAGATTCGATGATCTCTTCAAGGTAGAAGGAGTACACCCTCCCTTGCTAAAATCATTTTTAGGTGGTAGAATATGTTTAGAGACACTTACCATATTCAACAAACTATTCCAGTATGTACCTCAGTTTGATAAAATTATCAAGGAAGAGATTGTCTGGAAGCCTTTGAGGAATAAGGTAGTGAAGTACGACCCATTCCTACCAGTGGACTTGGGTAAATATAAGAAAATAGTTAAAGCACAGTACCTATGAAATTCTTTCAATCTGAAATTGTTCAGAAAGAACTAGAAAAGATGCAAGATCTTTATATGGAGATCAACCGCATGGGATTGGTTCTCAGTGTCGATGAGAAACGTGAACAACTTCAGAAGATGATGGAACTCATAAATGTACAGCAGACTATGTACATGCGTGTAACATTATCAGAGGATCCTGACGCTAAACAGTTAGTGAATCAAGTCAAACAGGCAGCAACCATGCTCGGAATGCCACCTAGCGACATAGGACCTCAATTTTATGACACATTGAAGCAAAATGTACAGAAAATGATAGACCAATTACCTAAATAATCACATGCCATTACTAATAATCGTTGGTGGTTCATCTGCCATAGGGGTTGCATTAGCACTTTACATACTTCGTAAATATAACCCACATAACTGATGAAACTCACACAAGAAATGATTGATCAAATCCAAGAACTCATGAACCATACTAAAAAAGATGGTACAATGAATTGGATTGATGGTGAAGAAATTGAAATCAATTTAGCAGGTACATTTGCTGCTGATAGATTCATTGTTATCAACAATAGATCTAAGAAACCTTGGGTTCCTGCTGAACCACATCCCAACTTTGATTACGAAAAGAAGGAGTTTAAAACCGAATGAGACTAGCCGTACTGTGTTCTGGAAATGGAAGTAATTTCGAGAACATTGTGCGAACGTGTAGATCTGACGAAGTTGTGTTGATGATTCATAACAAAAAGAAGTGTGGAGCAGCAAAGAGAGCAGATAAGTTAGGAATACCTCATTCATATATCGAGTCTACTGATGAAGTCAATATGATTCGATTAATTCAAGCATGGAATGTAGACCTCGTAGTACTTGCAGGTTGGATGCGAATTGTTACAAAAGATTTCATAGATGCGTTTCGTGGTAGAATAATTAATGTACACCCTTCCTTATTACCTAAGTATAAGGGGTTACATGCAATCGAACAGGCAATGGAAGCAGGTGAAACTGAGACTGGTGCTACTGTTCATTACGTAAACGA